CCGCTATCACTGCAGTTAAGCCTTCAGGCACTGTTAGCCAGTTGGTTGATTCTGCTAGTGGGATTCATCCTCGTTATTCTGCTCAGTACATACGCAGAGTTAGGGCAGACGCTCGCGACCCACTTTGCGCTGTCCTAGAGGCCGCTGGTGTCCCTGTGGAGGACGATGTGATGTCCCCCAGTACTAGGGTATTCAGTTTCCCTATCGCCTCCCCAGAGGGCGCTGTGACAGCCTCAGACATGGGTGCTATGGAACAGCTAGAACTGTGGGAGATATATCAGGACGAATGGTGTGAGCACAAGCCGTCCATGACTTGCTACTACCGTGACGAGGAGTTTCTTGAGGTGGGACAGTGGCTGTACAACAAGTTTGACAAGGTAAGTGGCATCAGTTTCCTGCCTTACTCAGATCACACATACCAACAAGCACCATATGAGCCGGTGGACAAGAAGACTTTCAATCAGTTGAAGAAGGACTTTCCTACAGAGATTGATTGGGACATCAACGAGGAATCCGATATGACTGAGGGTAGTCAACAGTTGGCCTGTACCGGCAACAACTGTGAACTCTAAGTTACTCCGGTACGCTCTAGTTGGGTTGCTCTTAGGAGCGCCCAACGCCTCTTCTGACACCCTGATAAGGTCTGGATGTTCTAAGGACTATCCGGGTGTCCAGTGGTCTATCTACGAGGACACAGGCGGTAACAGGTACGTAACCAAGGACCCAAGGTCACGTAAGTGTGGGTTCTCCCGTAAACTTAATCTGTCTCTGGTCAAGGAAGCTGGAGACAGGTTTGACCCTGTGGTTATCTCTGTGGACTACAGAGACATGCTAGGCCGTGAGGAAGGCTGGGGCATGGTACACCACAGCACAACCAGAGGTACAGCCAAGAGGGTCGGGTGCTGTACTGTGGAGGTGTACGGGGACGGGTCTACGGGTGACGGTGTGTTTACTCTGGGTGTTGAGCAGATACAGTTTAGGCTTGAGGCAGAACCTGTGTGTCCTACTGAGAGTAACCTAGACTGTCAGGGGTACGAACAGAGGGGGTCGTATCCGTTTATCTACTACGGTGAAGACGATGACCGTTTGGTTACGTGGGAGCTAGGTGTGCTTATGTACGCCTCTCACGCTAAGTACGGAATAGATACACCGATAGAGTTGATGTACGAGTACCCTGAGATGTGGAACCAGTGGGAGGATAGGGTTCAGCAGTACAACGAGGTGTACGAGAAGTCAGGTGTACACGTTAGGTACGAGCTAAAGGAACTGTGGCTAGCCCACTACCACACGTTGCACGACGTAGAGAAACAGGCTAATCAACTCCCTGTGGACGTTGTACTGGCCTACGGTACGTCTTACGCAGATACCTGTGGTGTGGCTTATCCTAACCTGAGTTTCAACGAGGGACAGCCACCGTCGTCCATGTCTAAGTGTGACATATACACTGACTTACACGAGATAGGACACTCAGTGGGTTTAGCACACGGACCAGAGAACCAGAGTAACCAGAAGTCAGGCTACATATTCCCTGAGTTTGGACACGGGTGGAACGATGTGTGTGGTAAGTACGACGACTTGATGTCATACGGTATCCACGGGGTGTTCCACAGTAACTCTCTGTTGGTGTGTAACGAAGTGGTCAACACGCCTGAGACAGCATCAGCAGGACACAGGCAGATCACTGACACTGCTTACGCTATCAACAGGGTTAGGTACAATGTGTCGCTAGTGAACGACGAGAGTTTTGACAGGAGGGGAGTCTTGAGGCCCGTGGCTACACAGGCCCGTAGACTTAGGGAGGTGATCGTGGATTAACTGAAGAACAGGATAGAGTAACCTCTGTCTTGCTTGGCTACGTCCTCTGGCTTGTCTTTCGGGTCATGGGGCGTAGTCATTCCCATCTGTTGCATCTTACGAATCTTTTCCTTTGACTTCTGACACATACTGTGGTAGTCGTGGGATGTGTAGCTTACTGTGTGTTTGTCACTGTTGTTGTTTTTCATTTTAATTTCCCTGCTGTAAAGCCATTTTAATCAGATTAAACGCTTTTTGGTTTTGTTCTGCCAATCTTTTTGCTTCACTTTTCTTTCCGATGATCTGAGCTAAAGCGGCGGCGTCGTGTGCCGCACCAAACTTATTACCAATAGCGGTTGAAGTAATCATAGCCCCTGCTTTTTGTCCTATTTGATATTTAGGTATTTCTAAATCTATATTAAAATTATCAATAAGTATTTCTCTAAAGCGAACAAGAGCTAAAGGATCGTCACCAAAGGACATACCAAGTTTTCTCAAACCTGTTTCTAAATCTGCTAATTCTTGAGACAAACGAGCGCCTGTAGCACTTTTACTAGATAAGTTTTGCATAGCGGCACCTACAATATCAGTAACTTTAGCATCTACAAACTTTTGTCCGGGTTGTACGTATCTAGAAAAAGGAGCCATAGTTGAGATAACAGTGCTTAATTCTTGGTTTACCGCCCTGTACTCATCCACCACGCTTAAAGACTGATTTATGCTTTGACGCATTTCCGATATTGTTCTCTGCATTTGTTGAGAAATACCAGCCTCTGCCAGCGCAGAAGAATCAATTAGCTCATCCAAAATTTTCTTGGCTTGATGCGCTTGTTTTACCGTTGTTACTCCCATATCTGTTTGCTGATTAAAAATAGCAAAAATATCTTCTATATTCTTTTTTACAGACCCGAACCCTTTTAAATCAAATTTAGTACCTTTTGCCCAGTTTTCGTCTAATTCTATAGTTACTTTACCTGTTGGGCTTTTTCTAACTGTTGGTCGGACACCCGCTTCTGTTAATAAAGACCCAACACCGGACAAAGACTGACCTATATTTATTTGAGTTTTTCCTAGTTCTCCGTCTACGACTGTTTGAAGCCTTTTTCCTAAACCCTTTCGCTTAGACTGTAACGCTGATAAACGGTTTGTAATAGCGGTTCCTATAGGTTTAGTAGTTCTGTTAGACATGGCGGCTACAGGATTTCCTTTGCCTTGTTCAAAAACTCTAGCCATTTGCGTCATTTGGTTACGAGTAGCTTTTGAGCTGTTTGTAATAACGGCAACGTCTCCTTCCATAATTCCGTTGTCCACCAAGGCTTTTCCAACTTTGTCATCTACCAATCTACCTTTTGAGTCTAACTTTACTGTAGCAACAGAAGGCTCGTAACGTAGCTCTGGATCAAGCAACATTTCTTTTTGCGCTTTCCTAACGTCAGCATCAGTAAGTCTACGCATACCGCCAGGAACTAAAGTCACTCCTTTTATACCAATTAATTCTAAGGCAGTTACCGGAATAGCCGCCGCAACTCCTGCCAAGTCTGGAGATCCTGTAAACTCAAGTGTTTTATCTTGAAGGTACTTACTAGCAGTTTCTATTGTCTCAGACACAGGCGCAAGAGCTTCACCTATTGCTTGTAGGTTTTCTTGAGCGCCTTGCGACCTAGGCGTGTACGTTAGAGCCTCTTGAGTCTGCTCTATGTCTCTAACAGCCCTTCTAAAATCCCCGTATGTGCCTATAAACGTTCCTGCTCCTCGCAAACCAGCAAGCGCACTAGCACCTACAGAAGAACCAATGGCTCCTGCTGTCTCAAGAATCTCATCCATTTTTTGCTGGAACGGCCTAGAAACAACAGATCCACGAGGAACTACAGATTCTTTAGTTTCAATGTCAACTGTAGGACTTGGCGAAGATTTAACCGCCTCTTCTTTAAGTTTATCAAGTTTGGCTATTAAATCAGGATCAGTAACAGAACCTGCTTTAGACACGCTTGTTTGTGTTTTTTGCGCCTTTAGCCGATTCAGTTTTTCTATGAGTTCTGGGTCAGTAACAACGGACATTTTAAAGTTCCCCGCCTGTTTTGGGACTAGGACTTAAATTAAAACGATTCTCTTTTGCCGCTTCTTCCAAGTCAATCCATTCTCCGTTAAAATCATAGTATAATTTTCCGTTTTCCTTAAAATATCTATCGCTATCAGGCTCAAGCCCTAGCAAAGAACGCCTAAAGTTTTCATATTGGTGTCTAACTTCTGCTAATTGTTGTTTGAAGTTTTTAGATCCGGGGTCTAAAGCCGCTACAGAAGATTCTAACAGTTTCAATTCAATATTAGAAACTTGCCCCAAAGCTCCTCCTGTTTTTGATCTGTCCCTCATTTTTTGAAGTCTATCAAAAGCAAGATTAGACCTTAAAGTTTGTACATAAGTTTCCATTTGTCTTGCATCAGTTGGAAGAGGAAGCATTTTTGCTATATCATAACCTACTACCCAATACTCATCAGTTAATCCTAGAGCTTTATCAACCGTTTCTAAAACTTGGTCTGTTGCTAAAAGGTCTTGAACAACGTTTTTATCTAGTTGTTCTTCAGTAACAACAGCCTTTAAAACGTCTTTATCACCTGTTTGTATATATTCTATTAAAGATTCAGGGGTTACTGCATCTTTTATAGTACCTAAAGGAAGTAACTCAGCCGCCTCTGAAGGCTCTACGTACTGCCCTGTTTCAGTATTAAAGACCCTGTTTCCGACCACTTTATATTTGTCTCCGGGTTTTTTAGTTGTTACTGACTCGTTAAGTATTTCCATAGCTCTTTTAGGAGACACTTTGTATCCTTCAGCCACGCTAAGATAATTCTGCCTTTTTAAATTACTACGTGAAATATCTTCTTCAGGAGACGCTTGCATCATTCTTGCCATGTTAAACAAGGCTAATTCACCTTTTTGTTGAAGAGCGGTCAAGTCTTTTTCTGTTTGAGTTTCTTGAACACCTGTCAAACGAACAGATTCATCCACCAGCATTTTACCGATGCGTTGCATATTAACATCTGGGCTTGTCATCAGTTCCTGGCCCTTAACTCTTAAGGCATTAGGGTCATTTTGGTTTGCCGCGAGAATCTGCTGGAACTGCTGTTGTGCTCTTTCAGCGTTCTTGCGTTCTTCCCGTGCCGCTATTCCTCCAGCGATACCCCCAAGCATACCCTCTATTCCCTGCCCCAACTGACTAAAAGCCTGACCCATTTGTTGGCCTTGTGCTTGTCCACTTCGGGCCAGCATACCGCCTATATCGTAATTTCCAATAGCCATTTTTTAGTCCTCTTAAATCAGCTTGGAGTAGTCAACAGTTAAGTAACCGTGTTCACCACGGGTTACTGCTTCTGGAATAATCTGTTGAACTTCTTGTGCAAGTACACCGTAAGTTGGGGTATCACCCGCAAGCTCTTTGCCTTTTTCAGTCCAATCCCAAGTGTAAAGATTTATTCCGTTGGGCAGTTTACCAACAGGCTCAATGTTTGTTTTCAGAAATACGTCTGAGTACCGTTTAATTAGTTCGCTTATAACATCAGAAGCCCCTGCTCCAATACCACTAAGCAAACCACCAGCACCGCTAAACATACCAGAGTACAAGCTAGCGAGTCCTGCACGTTGGCCTACTTGACCCTGAAGATTTGCCAAAGCCGCCTCAAGATTGTACTCACCTTGCTGTCTACGTGCAACATCAGCAAGAGATGCAATGTTGACAGCAGGAGACAACGCAGAGAGCATAGCCGCCTGTGGGATATAAGCTCCTTGAAGCGCACTCAAGCCAAGCTGTTGTTGTCCTTGCTCCAACCCAAGACCTCCTGTCATTAAGCCCATGCCGCCTTGTAGAGCCTGTAGCGCCCTAGCTTGCTGTGAGGCGTCCAGAGCTTGTCTCTGTGTTGCCAAATCTGACCCTAGGCCAGCAAACTGTGTACCCAGAGCCGCCTGTTGCTGTTGCTCTGCTTGTGCTTGAGATATAGCGGCAAGAGCGGCCCTGTTCTGGGCTTCTTCTTGTGCTTGAGCCAACGCAAGTTGCTCTGGTGTTCCACCAAACATAGCCGTGCGTACACCGCCTCTGCCTTGAGCAAACAGACGCTCCTCTAGTGCAAGCCTCTGTCTCTCTTCTTCACCAAGCTGTGTAGCCCTAATACGGTCGTACACATCTTGTTCTCTAGCACCCATAGGCATACCGGCTTGGCCCATAAATTGCCCACCTAGGCCAAACGCCTGTTGTGCCGCCGCTTGTTGACCAGCGAGGCCAAAAGGAGACACACCTAACTGCTGTTGACCAACGCCCAACAACTGTTGTCCAGCGGCTCCTAGTTCAGCACCAGCGGCAGGAGAAGCACCTATTCTAGAGAGTGCCGCAGATTCCAGAGCACTCTGAAGTTGTTGACCTGTTCCACCTAAAGAATAGCTAGTTCCTGTAGGACCGCCTGTAATAGTTCCTGTAGGCCCTGTGACCGTAAACGGTTGGAACGTAATGTCAGGAGCAACAATTTGCTCTAGGTCATCAGTATATAGCTTTTTAACTTCCGCAGGGATGTTCGTGTAGAGGTCTTCTGCTACGCTCCCTAAGAGATCGCCTAAAATACCCATTAGTAAGTACCTCTGTCTTTATTATAATTAATCATCATAGCGTTTTACCTATCAGTGCTAGTACATTCATTTCCTGTATAGACAGTGCGTAGCCGTTGATGTCTGTTTCAAGACCCACGCTAATTACTGAGCCGTAGCCTGTTGTGTTAATAGAAGAACGACTAATGATTGTTCCTTCTTCTGAAAACTCTGCTACGTTGTACTCAGACTGTCCGTAGAATCCGGGTGTAGCACTGCTAGTTCTAAACGTGCTAGTGCTGGTTGCTGTTGAAAAGTCGTAAGACCACTTGAGAAATATGTCTGCGTTGTTACCACCAATAATTGTAGGTCTAATCTTTTTCAACATCTTAATCTTAGACGGATCACCAAAGCTCAAGCCGGGGCTGTAGTAACGGAAACGATAAATGTTACCGTTGTCAAAGTAGTTGTTGTACGTTCCTACGCCCGCCGCTGTTCCTATGTATATGTCACCGTTTCTGTCCCTGTGAAAACTTTTAAAGTCTACACTAGGCCATCGTGTTACCCTGTACGCACCGTTCTCCAGTGTACCTCGTATATCAAAGCAGTACACAAGGTTAAGATCAGGAAAGCACAGAAGATAGAAGTAGTTCTCAGGACTGTACACCGTACTAACTGGTTCTACTTTACCTCTAGTATTAGCAATTAGTTCCTGTTTGATGTTTCTGCTCAAGTCGGTAATAGGCAAAGACTTCTCTTGTATAGATCGTCCTAAACTCCTAAGACCTGTCTGCGTCAAGAACAACAAGTCTGTTCCTATGTTCTGTACACTCTTTTTGTCTACACAGCCAACACCCGGAATAGTGTCCTGTATAGCCATTGTTGCAGGACTCTCTGCACCGCTGTAGATTAACGTGTTGTTTTCACCAAAGACCACGAGTAAGCCGTTGTGTGCCGCTATAGCTACAACCTTGTCAAACCCGTTAGGCCACGCTTTAGATACGTCAATAGATCCGCTAGATCCACCAGAGAAATCGTGTCCTATTAATAGGTCAGACCAGTAGATCGTGTTGTCGTCAGTAGCGTTACCTACACACCACACTCGTCCGTAAGCACCAATAGCCTCGTTGCAGTACTGTGCAGATGCAACAGATGCACCAGCAACAGCAGACATCTTGGTTACTGCACCTAGAGTGTTGCTGTACACAAGAGGCTCGTAGCCACGTTGGAAGAAATAAGCGTAATCGTTGAAGTTAAATATCTTCCAATCGTTAGTTGTAATTGTGTACGCCGCTGGTGTTGCGTCAACCAGTGTCGTTGTACCTGTCATTATCTTGTTGTTGCCAGTACTAAAGATTACCTCGTTGTTAGCACTGTCGTAAAACTCGTGTATGTTAGAGAGGTAGTCAGTACCCAACACAGTCTTGTCTGTAGTTAAAACAGCGTTACCCTTACGTGAAGCCAGTCGTCCTCGTCTGTCAATGATAGCGTTATCTGCAATCTCCGCAAAAGACGTATCCTGTGCAAGCGGAGAATCCTCTGTGTTAATCCCCTTGAAAGCAGGAGCAACTAGGTTAATACTCTGTAGTGGCTGGGCCATCTAGTTTCTCCCTACGGTGTGTACCAAATAGTTTCTTCAGGGTGCTTCTGGGCGTCCAGAGCAATAGCGTCAGACAGGTACTTGTCAGCAATAGCAAAGTACTCTGGTGTTGACGTACCGCCTGTCTCCCCACGTTCACGAGCCAACAGAGCTACCGCCATGTGAATCACAGGCTGACTAGGAATAGCCAACGTGTCAGAGTCACCACTCAAGGCTACGTTTCTGATGACGCTCTTGACCTTCAGGGAGTAAACACCGTCAGGCTTAGGGTACACATCAATCTGTGCATCACCAGAACCGTCTATGCCGCTAAACGTGTAGTACTCTGGCTTACCAGAGGTAGGCGTTTGTACCAAAAACTTGTCGTCAAACCAAGTCTGTGGTCTGTACTCCATCACGAGGTTAGAGGTATCGTTGATGATGTTCAGGATTTTGCCTTGGTCTTGGTAACCCGTAAGAGAGTACGTGTAGTCGTCAGCCGCCGTAGTAATCGTCAGAGTAGACCTAAGATTAGACCAATCCCAAGCGTTTTCTACGAGTTGCTTTGCGTCGTTAATAAAGTCACCAACCATAGCACTGTACGTGTTGGCACTAACAGTCGTTACTGTGTCTTCTCTGAGACGCCTCAGTACGTTGTTTACTAGGTCTAAATATGTCATACGTAATCCTTGAACATACCACTCAAAAAGTCAGTTATAGGAAATTCTATTTTAGCTAAGAGTTGTGGGTCGCCTGTAATCTCAAAAGACTCTAAGTCAAACATCCCAGAGGATCCACCGGCACCGCCACCGGAACCACCGCCGCCTCCACCGCCGCCTCCACCAGTACCACATTTTTCTGGGTTAGCCGCCGCGTACTCAGCGCAAGTACAGTCGTTGCACTCTGGTGGAGGAGAAACAGATGGACAGATTCCGTCTTCGTATTGAAGAACACTGGTTCCATCAGGACAAGTATCGCATCCGCTTTCTTCTGTAGCTCCGTTACTGCAACCAGTAGTAGTTGTTCCTCCCCCGTCTCCGCCACCGCTTCCGGGGCAGTCAGAAAAACGATCTACAAAAGGTCCGGGTGTGTTATCAGTAAAACAATCTACTTTGCCGCACTCATAATAGTTGCTTGAGTTGATTTCTTTGCATTTGTCGTCTGTAGTTGTTGAGCCGCTGTTTCCTCCCCCGTCTTCTCCACCACACTTCCGGTCCCAAATTCTTTGTTTGTTTTGAAGATCAAATGTCAAAACTCCAGTAGGTCTTGGGTCCGTTTCACAGTCTGGGTCATAAACTTCTGTAGTGTCACCACCGCCACCGCCGTTACCAGAAGGTACACACTTACCTGTATTTGGGTTTTTAGTAAATCCATTTTTGCAATCACCACAGCTACCATCTTCGTTTACAGTAGCGTTAACATCGGTACAACGTGTTTCAGGAGGTTGACCGCCAAAACCAAAGCCCGGACCTTCAGTATAAGTTGTTTGTCCACCGCATAAACTTGGGTTACGTGCGGCAAACGCGGGGTTTGAACATCTAGGGTCAACTTCGTCGTTTACATCTCCATCTATAGGAGCGCAGACACCATCAGGACCGGGGGCATGATTCGCTTTTATACAGTCTCCACATTCGTCTAACAAGTCGTTGTATTCTTTACCTTCTCGTTTACAAGTTGTCTCAACTTCGGATACGTCAAAGTCATCTTTAAAAAACTTACGACATCTGCCGTCAGTCCCTATGTCCTCTGTCTTATCTAAACAGTTTCCGCACTCATCAACGCTTCCTACTTCACCTCCTTCTCTGCCGTAGTCTGCACAGTTTATAGGAGTGTCAACTGTCGTCGCAACTGGTAAAAATAAGTCTTCTATTTCTTCTTTAACTTGTGAAAACACAAAGCCACCTACGGCGGCTCCAAATATTCCTTTTATCCAATCGTATGCGTCATCTATTGAAGCATCATCAATGTCTTTTAAAACACCTTCAATTTTTTTCATTACCCAAGTTCCAGCGTCCTCTAAAACTTGAGTAACAGTACAATCTTGATCGTTATTTTCTCCGCAGTTAGCGTTGCCTTCTATAACATCGCCAATGGTTGTTCCTATTTCTTTTACAGCGTCTTCAAAGTCACGATAAGTACCTACGTCTTGCATACCCGGAAGATTGGGCAAGCCCGGAATACCAGCAAGCACACTAAAGTTAACACAGTCTTTCCAGCAGTAAGTTCCTTTATCTGGATCAGCGGTTCTACAATCTTTTAAATCTTGACACTTTTCAGGTATTCCAGCATCAACAACAACATCAAGAATAGAAACAAGAGTACCTAAAGGATCGTCTATAGCTCCTTCTATGTAACCACTTACGTCATCATAAATTCCCTGTGCCGTATTAACAGCGTCTTCGCCAAACTCGTCAATGTAATCTTGTAGTGTTTTAGTCTCTTCTTCTGTATCTTCAGTTTCAGGACGAGGAACAATACCGTAGTAGTAATCCTCAAAACCAGAAACGTCCATAAGATCACTAACGTCTACTGCTTTTAAGTCTTCCTCTGTTGCGTTACCTACAGCGTATTCACCAAGAACACGTAACCACTCTGCCGCTTGTGTTTGCCGCTCTAGTCTGCCTTCAGAATCTTCTTGTGACTCCCTAAAAATCTCTATGAAGTCTTGAAAAAACTCACGCTGAATGTCTGTGTTAATAAGCAGATCAGAAGGTATCTCTCCGTAGTCAACATCTCCGGGTAAAGACGTTTCTCCTATAGTAACTTTTACAGGACCGCCAGCGGGGTCATTGATGTCAAACATTCCCCTAGCCGTGCTTACTTTAGCTTGAGCTTCAGGTGAATTAGCTATGTTGTATTCAATACCAGATAATGACAAACCTTGGCTTGTCCAGTAATCTAAACCTTCTTTTGTAGCATCTCTACCTAAGTACTGTTGATACAGGTCATTAACTTGTTTGCGTGTAGCCATAAGTTATTTACCGCCCTTCATCTGCATCAACTTGTCAGCACCACGTATGCCAAAGCTGGCAGTCACGGCTACGTACAGCAAGTACTGGTAGTAATCAGGTAGCTTGTCTAGCTCAACAAAAGCCATACCCACCCTCTGCATAATACTCAAGTCATCCATAGCAACTCCGTAACACACAGCCAACAAAGGCAACGACAGCACCACAGTGAACCACTCGTCTTTCCACGAGGTTGCACTAGCCGCTGCCATCTCTTGTTCCCACGTAGCTGTGTTCTTGATGACTTCCATTTTAGCTACGTGTTTGGCTTGTGACTGCTCGTGTCTGTTGTTAATCCAAGTCTTAGCGAGTCCAGCGATAGGTCCGATTAGTGCAGTCCACATAACTTAGTCTTTGTCCTTGTTCCTAAACCCCTGTACTGTATCTGTTTCCCATATTCGTATGGCTACCCATATGATAGTGAACATGGCAGATATAGGAGGTAGAACCGCACTAATAGTGCCTAACATAGTACCTACGCTCATTACATCAACAACTTGCTTTGCGGACTCATCCATTACTAACCCCTTGTATAACGCTTATGGTTGTCCAGATAATCCCAGCAGTGACCATTAGGCTTATA